TCATCTAGAGATACAATGGCATTAGACGCTTTAAAACAATTGACTCATGCAGCTTTACAAAACGATCAAATATCTTTATCAGATGTTATTGGTATTTATAACTCAAACTCTTTGGCCGACACTAGAGTCAAGCTTAAAAAAGCTGAACAAGAAAACCAACAACGACAAGCAGAAATGCAACAACAGCAACTGCAAATGCAACAACAACAGCAACAACAGCAAATGCAGTTCGAGATCGAAAAAGAGAATAGAGAAGATGCTCGCAACAGTGAGGACAACAGCACGAAACTGGAGATAGCTAGAATGCAAATGCAATCTAAAAATATGGATAGAGATTTAAATAATAACCAAATTCGAGATGATATTGATTTAGCTAAATTACAGTTAGAGCGTGAAAAACTACAGGCTAGTACAAATTTAAAACAACAAGAATTAAATATAAAAAGTAAAGATGCCGACACCAAACGAGATAGTAAATAGCTTTTTGCAAGATAAGGTTGCAGATGCTTTAGACTTTATGTTTAATCCTAAAACTCCTTCAGAGACTATGTATGAAAATATAAAGTCTAATCGAGTAGAGGTAGAACAAGAAATGATAAAAAAGCAAAATAATATTATGGGAGAATAAAATATAATCTTCAAAATTATATTTTAGCTATAAAAAGTAAATAATTTAAACAACACTGCAGTGACAAGGTGTTGTAAACTAACTTAAAATAATTATTTTTGTCACTTAATAAATAAAATTCTATGGCAATAGGAGAAGATAACATTTTAGACGGATTGGATTTAAGTGTGTTAGATAATCTAACAACTAATCCAGAAAAGAAGGAAGATCAGGTAAAAGCTGAAGGTGAAGAAACTAAAACAGAAGACGATCCTGGTA